CCCGACGCCATTTTGCTTCATGGCCTTTTACTGATTCAGGTGTCGTCAGCCATTTATTGCGAGGAGCCGCAACAAGCTGTTCAGCAATAGTCGAGCGCCAATAATTGTGAAGGCGCTGCGGGTCTTTCAGGAAGCGAATAAGTCCCCAGCGGTGGATTTTCTCGCCATCATTGAGTTCCCATCCAGGGACGCGATAAATCGGCAGCGACGACATTGGATAGTCGAACGGGCCTTCCAAAATCGCATTACCTGAGCAGAGATACATCTGCGCAAAGCGATTGGGGACTTCACGGATATAGGGCGAGCCATCGGAGCGAGTTTCAACGAAGTTGATATACTCAAACTCCTCCATGTCGGTCACGTCATGGACAGTGCCATCGAGATAGAGGGCAAGCGTCTTGGTGCCTTTAATGACCATGCGCCAATAAGAGACGATCCGGACGCAATCTTCGGAAAGCCAGAAGCCCGACTGATTCCAACGCTTTTCATTCAAAAAACTGACTTCTGCTGCCCACGGCCAGCGGCGTTTGAACTCCTGCTGCGGAATATCGTCACCGACAAAGCCCCATTGAGCATCTTCGCCGCTCGGCTCGATCGAAAGCGGGTCGAGGACTGTGGAATAAGGATCGGTCACAGCATTGAGACGGATTTCCTGCTCAAAAACGTCATCGGACGTATAAGCCGTGCAAAGAGTGAAATATCCTTCACCACCGACGACCTGATATTTGGCGGCTTCGTCGCGGGCAAAATCTGCATGGGAATTTTTGAAAATCGAGCGGATGATGCCTTCGCGAATTTCAGCGATTTCCTTGGTGCCTTGCTTGTCGGGATGAACGCGGATTTCCGTCTCGTTCATCAGGCGGTTGCCGACAATCTGAGCCATAAAGGCCACGAGACGATTGAAAGTCAGGACGGGCTTGCGCATGTCCTTGCGGCGCTGCTCGACAACAGGATCCCATTGGTTGCCTACGGCAAATTTGGCATCCTCTTTACCCGCGAGGATATTATGTTCATTGAAGCCGTAACCCCACTCATATTTGGCGCGCATATCCGACAAAAATTCGTCAGTGCTGTCGAAGCCGTCCGGCGTGCGTGGGCCTTTTTTGATTACCTGATCGTCTTTCGCCAGATCGTCCCTGATACCTGCCATTACAGCCCCCTAATTACATCATCCAGCCGTCATGGCTTCCGGCACCATATTCCCAAAAACCATCGTTGTCACCTATGCTATTTGAATTAACTCTAATCAGTTCAGGCGGTGCGCCTGATCCCCATCCTTTCGGTTGCTGAGGCTTACTCCAGTTCTCGAAAAATTCTCGCGTTGCGAAGGTCAAAACACAAGCGTCGGATAAGTCGGATGACCTGATACCTCGCACTTTCATATCAGTTTTGCTCTCAAGGAGCCAGTCGTTATTAGCGCGCCATTTTTGCTTGGGTCCGGAAATGTCCGATGCAAGATCGTCGTCATCGGGAATTGCACCGTCTTTCAGCCACTCTTTGAAATCGGCATACATTTCTGCACGACGGTTCCAAGGGCCGGCACGCTTGGGTGTCGCCTGCTTCATGCGCGACGTGCCACCGAAGTCGATACCCTTCACAATGTCGGCATAGTGGCGGTTGAGATTACGTAGAGCCGTCACGATCGCGCCGCCCATCGAACCTCTGTCGATGCACATGCGACTTGGCTTCCATTCGTCGATAATAGAAGATAGCCACGCGACGGCTTCATCATGCTCGATGCGATGACGGTAAATGACTTTGAGGATTTTATCTCCGCGCCGGAATGCAACTGCAAATCGGTCGCCGCCTGAACCAGCCGGATCGACGCCAATGATAAGAGGCGCGTCAGGATCTTCCATTTCACGCTTGCGGGCTTTCAGCACCATCGCTGGCTTGATGAAAACACCGTCAGTGTCGGCAGATGCAAAGGCTTCTGTGACGTCGATTGGGAATTCCTGCTTGAATTTGGCGAGCGAGCCCAATTCATGAATTTTCGAGCGCCGCCATAGCATCTGCGAATCTGACAATTTGTGCATCTGCTGATATTCGAGTTCGGAAAGTTCGCCTTCTTCCTCAGCCTCGGCATTTGGAGTGAAGTCACCATGTTCGTTATATTCCGGCTGGACTGTCCAAGGCACAAAGACGGCGCGATAGCGTCCGATGCCTTTCATGGCTTCAAGATAACGCTTCCAGAACTCGCCGGTCGGGCCTGCTGACGTTGTTTCCAGCCAGGTTTCGGAAGGCGCTTTCACCCAACCTTCAATCTTGCCAATTCCTTGCTCGAACGGAAGCGGATTGGCTGGTTGAGTCCACAGAACACCCCAAACGCCTCGAACTTCGTCGACAGCCTGGACAGATGCAGCAAAGTGATCTGGAGCATTCGTCCACCAAGCAGCTTCCGAGCCGTGAAAGAAGGTCACAGCGCCGCCTCGACCACCTGCTTTTTGGCCTGCCGTCGCAACGGTGTAGCTGGAGCCTCTTTTGACAAACTCCATTTGCTTTGCGTTGTCCGTACCAACTTGGGGCGGAAATGGATGCTTTTCCTGCATCAGTGCGACCATATCGAACAGGACGTTCGATGATGCCATTTCGTGCGAGAGAATGTAAATCCGCTGGCGATCCCACAGAGTCGCGCGCCAGTAGCCGCGGGCAGCAACGTAGGTCGAGAAACCCTGCCGGCGACCTTTCAGGCCCGCGAGCCTAACCCAATGCTCTGCCTCTAGCTGCGCTTCGGCCGCGTTGTGCAGGAGGCTTTGCGCTTCGTTGAGCAAGAGCGGTTCGAGATCGCCCGATTTGGTCCTGATCCGGATCGCCTCGCGAGCGAAGCGCGGGAAGTCCGATTTCCAGTAGGCAACACGAAGGGCAAGCCACCTCTCGCGCACTTCATCGATCGAAATCCCGGCGTCGGTGGCGATCTGGATCAGGTTCACTATCGTCTCGCCTTTTGATATTCACTATATGATTTTCTGCAATCATCGCACCTGCACTTCCATTTTACATATCTGGAAAGTGTTCCGTGCTCATTTCCTCTCCGATATTCTCGAACCGGGGCGTCTAATTGATTCCCTGCCCGTTTCCGGTGCATGACTGTCGAGTAATTAATCCCTTTCTGTGATGCAAAATCTTTCAATACAATTCTGATATTCCTGCGGGTATTGCGTTGCTGTTCCGCTGGTGTAGCCCACCGGCAATTCTCTGGATAATATCCTTTGGTATTATCAATACGGTCCAAAGTCTTTCCTAGTGGTCGCGGTCCCATGTCTTCATAGAATGCGTCGTAATCCTCTTTCCATCGGTCACACATAGTTATGCCTCGCCCACCATATTCTGGAAACTGCACATTTTTGGGGTTATGGCATCTGTGCCGCGCATTCGCCCATGACCCATAGGTCGCTCTCGTCAATCTAACTGGATTTCGCCATTTGCCGAGATACATCTTTAGGCTTTCTGATAGGTTCGGGGCGTCTTGGATTTAACCCTCCATACTCTTTCAAGACCCATATTACAAACTCTATAGTCGTGTTAAAAATCTCTCCGAGTTCGATCGCCCGAAGCTGAATTTCGTCCTCACCGATTGCCAATGCCAGGCGCTCGTAGCGCGCGGCAAATTCGAGCCCGAGACGGGCCGCGGCGGCTTTGCGTTTGCGGGCAACGCTCATTTCGGGAGCCTTTCTTCGACAAGCCGGGCGTAGCCCTGAATATCGTGCCAGTTGTCGGAATAATCAGGATCACCGTTGAGAATTCGCGCGATCTTGTCGGCGATTACAGTCAATGCCTGCTTCTTGGTGTCGTCGAGCTTCATCCAGCCGTCGGTACCGCGCATTATGTCCTGCAAGCCTTGTGCAATGAATGCGTGATCCGAGAAGTCCCCATAGCGGGCGCCTCGCTCGTCGAGAGTTGCTTGAACGCTCACAGGTCATATTCCACTTCTTCGGCGGGGACGGGCCGGCCGTCGAGTACGGCAGCGGCGGCGCGCAGATCGGCGATCAGGCCGAGCCCGGCCCACGGATACTCGTTGTTCTTGCTGAGATCGTCGGCCCATTTGTCCAGCCGCACAGGCAGACCTTTGGTTTTTCCGTAGGGACTTTCATACATGCCGGTTCTCCTTCGGCTGCTAGAGGTCGTAGGTTGGTTCAACTTCCCTGAATTCCGCCTCGATCATGCCGCCTTGGCGTTCGAGCCGGGTAATGGCGTCGTCGATAGTGAGCGTTCCCGAGACGTCCACTTGCTGACTGCGCGAGATCATTTTGGGGAAGAGCTTGGTGAAGTAGTCTGTCGGATTTTGATCTGCCCATGCGGCCATGCGAGGCAGTCCTCCGATCTGCTCGAAGCAGGACATAACCAAGGCCCCGGCGAAGCGCCCGACATGCTGGTACTGCTCGGCCGAGATCATCGGCAGGCGCGCGAGATCCTTGGTCGGCACCAGCACATCGGTTCGGGTTTTGGTCGGGTCGTCCATATCTCTGTCTATCAGGCGGTAATGGCTTCTTCAAGCCGCTGGTAAGCTTTTTGGTGATCCACCATCTGCGCTTCGGTGCGGAAATAATACCCACAGCCGGGGCACTCCCAGCGGAAAGCGAGAGAGGGTTTCAGGCGCAGCGGATTGGATCTGCGTGGCGGACGGCACTTCATGGCTTCCATTTCCCACATTTGATGCAGAGATTGCCCAGGCTCTCTCCGGTGGCGATGTTGACGTATCGGCTGCGAAGCCAATGGTGCCGACAAAAGAATTGCTTGATACATTTTCGAATCATGGCTTGAGACTACCCCACAGAGTGAGCCCGGCGATGGTCGCGTGGAACATTGCCGGGTTGGCCTTGCGGCGGCGATGCTCGGGCCGGCGATCCTCGATCAGCCCCATCTTCTCCATCTTGAAAAGCGCATTCTGGATATGCGAGCGCTCGGGAATCCCCAGCTTGTGCGCGACGTCGATTCCGGAAATGCCTGGGTGAGTAATGATCGTGTAAAGGATCACAACATCGCGCGCCTTCATCTTCGCCTTGTCGATCTTGAGAAGGCTGACGAGGTAGGCCGTTTGCGGCGTTATATTTCCAATTGGGGTCATTTCGGTTTCCCCTTACGGGATTTCTTCTCGGAAGCCAAGGCGGCTTCGTTCGCGGCGTTCTCCAAGCTCGCTTCGATCCTGGCAATCTCGGCCTCGATCATTTCGCAGTTCTTTTCGAAGCCGGCTTTGCCCTTGCGGGCTTTCAGCTTGGCACGGAGTTTTGTCAGGCGGTCATTGGTCATGGGGTTTTGCTCCTATCCTTGATCGCCGCAAACGCTGCACGGCCCGGTTGAACCATGCGGGCAGCGATGAATGTCGTTGTCGGGTTGAGATCGGAGCCACGCCACCACCCGATCCCGCTCCGCACTGGCCCCATCCAGTACGCCAGCTTCATAGGCCGAAACGGTCGCCAGATTGACCGCTGTGTTAGCGTCCCGCTCGGCAAGCAGGGCTTCGAGGGTGGCAATTGCATCCGGGCCGTCAGGGTTAATCGGCTCTTCGATTACGAGGCCTAGCCGGGCCAATCGGCGGTGGACTCGCCCCAACCGCTCAATCAGCGCGCGGACTTCGGTTTCAGGTACCATGGGGTTGCTCCGGGCGGCGGATCAACAGGAAGCCGCGATCCTCAAGCTGTTTGCGAAGGGCAAGGCCGCGATCAATCAGGTCGCCCGCAGGCTCACGCGCAGCGGCGTTGCAGGCTTCCCCGAGCCGCCACGCAAGCACATTGTCCATTGCGGCTGTGAGCTCCTTTTCAGTCAGGGGCATCGTCAGCCCCGCTGCGATCTTGGCAACGTCGCTCATGGCTGGTCCTTCCGTAGTGCTGCGATAATCTCGGGCAGGGCATTGCGAAGCTCGACGATCAGGGCGGCGTTGACTTCAGCTTCCTTCCACGAAATGCGTCGCTCACCGTCCGCCGCCTCATTCCAGTTGTGTTCGGCGCGCATAACCCATGTAGGGAAGGATCGAGGCGGGCCGTGCATCACGACCAGCACTTCGTAATCCTGACCGTCGCAAGGGTCTTCGGAAACTGCCAATGGCCCCGGCGTCGCCTTCTCCGCCAGCGCTTCGAGCCGGTCTGCTAGGTCGGTCATGACTGCACCGCGAACTTGCGCAGCAGCGCATCCTTCTCGGCTTTGTGCCGCTCGTTCAGGTCATAGACCAACTCGATCTGCACTTCGGTAAGCCACTTCTCGACGGGCTGGCCTTCACAGACTTGACCGTGCAGGAGCGCCTTCGTGAAGTTGATCCACGCGATGTCATACCATTCGTCGCTCATGGCATCCGCTCCTCGCAGTAAAAGCAATTGTGTGGTCCGCTCTCCATCGAGGTATCGACCTGATGGCGTCCATTCGGTGACTTGAGGCATTCGCTCGCCGGAGACGATGGCGGTTGATTGTCAAAGACGTAGCACTTGGCGCTGACATCATAGGTAACTCCGAGTGGCTTACTTGCCATAAACTCGGCAATGTCGTTCGCTGCTTGCGGGGTTGAAATATCGAACTGGCGCACAAGGTCAGCGCGTCTGATCTGCCCGAACTGGCGAAGCGTGGCAGCTATGAACTCCTGCCTGCGATCCTGAAACCAGCGGCTCATTTCACACCCCACCGCGCGTCTCGCTTCGCCTGCATTTCGTCGCGCTCACGGGCAGACATCGGCGGCTCACCTTCAAACTGGCGCTGATATTCCCGCCTACCCTCTCGCGACCGGCAATCGTCCCGGTCCTGCACAAGCCGCGCCATGCGCTCGCGATATGAATTACCATCCGACATCACAAATCTCCCTATCCCTTCCACCAT